CTATTATCATTACTCATGCCTCTAATCCAAGGCTTACAATTCATTGATATATTTTCACTAATAGCTATTAATATCTCTTTTAAATTCCAAGATTCATCATTTTCTTCAATACATAATCCTAACTCATTTAATTTTTGACCTAACCTGACATAACTTAATGGACTATTATGTGCAAAGTCTCTCATCATATGTTTAATTTCATATGGATGCCAATATTCAGCATGAATGAAGGTATAAGGTATTTTGTTTTTAGTATTTAAAATAGTTACTTCAGTTAATCCATTATCTAATAAATAACTAATAACATAATCATCTTTTCTTTTAAGTTTTTTCATTTTTTTTCTCCATAAATTCTTTGTAAGATTTTTCAAGAATTGCATCTAATTCTTTTCCAGTAACTACAACAAATCCATTGACTAAATCTTTATCAATGAATTTGTATTTTTTGTTTGGGTTAATTGCCATAATTGTGAAAAACGTAAGTACAATAATCTCCACCTAACAAGTCAGGTAAAAAAGGATATTCAAAACTAATATCATCTTTAACATCTACACATATCCATTTATCTAATTCCAGATACTCTAAAGTCTCTTGAACTTGATCTACTTCTCCATCTTCTAATCCCGAAGCATCATTATTAACTAAGTAAGATGACCAGTAAATAGGCAATCTTACTTCAGTTACGTCATCTAATATTTTCTTCATATCTCATCACCTGTATATCCTTTTCTAAAGTAATCTTCAGCAGTTGATTTACACGCTTCAAATTCACAGGGAGTTAGTCCAGTACCAAACCAAACAATATCTGATTTAAGTTTTTCATCTAACTTACTATCCTTAGAATTGTAAAACTGTAAAAAAGTTTTAACTAAAGCTAGTTTTTGGTTTTTACCATCTAAGATTTCTTGATCTTCTACAGGTCTAGCTGATATGCACTCAACTGAATAAGTTACATAAGATGGTAACTTTCTTATAAAGTTATTTTCATCTAAGTCAATGTGAACTACTCTCTCAGGATCAAGTAATTTCTGTTTAAACTTCTTTTCATATTCTCTTTTTACATTTAATAAATCACAGTCTTGTTCTATATAAACAAAATCTGTTTTTTTATCGTAGTAAGAAAATTCAGAGATTTGAGCAAATCCCATATTTAGTTCTTTTACTAATTTAGAGGGCATTTCTAACCAGCCATGAGCAGGGTCAGAATAGAATTTAAAAATGTGGTCTTTAGGGTTCATTGTTTCTATTCTCCCATGATTGATTGATAGACTAGCCCATTCATGAGTTGCCCATTCATAGGATTCTGACTTTTAGATTTAGTCATAAGTTTATGTAAGTGTTCATAAGTTAGTATATACGAAGTATACTTATTTAGCAATAAAAAAAGAGACTTATTTTTTTAAGTCTCTTTCATAGTCTTTTTTTAACCTTTCATATTCTTTTTTTGAAATATCAACTATTTTATAATCGAAGTTAAAAGGTTGTAATTTATATAATTTATATTTTTTCACTTAACCCCCAAAATAGAAACAATTACAAAACCAATTAAGTGCGTCTTGTTGGCTGTCTGTAATTTCTAGATCTGTCCAAGGTGTTCCCCAGTCTTGATATTGTAGTTTTGGATTGACTGGGCTATAATTATCTAATTCCCCAATAACCATAAGAGCTGGCCCACCCCACGTTAAAAGGATTTTAAATTCTGCGGGTTCTCCTATTCTCACTCTATCGTATAGAGAAGAATACCACCCCGAACGAAATTCAACAGATAAAGCACTATTTAATATGCTCTCTCTTATTTCCTCTAGTTTTTCTTCTTGTTCTTGGGTTGTTACGTTTAATTGTTCAATGTAAGACCCAATTTCATAATTTTTTACCATTTCTTTTAAATGGCCTAACGCATTGTTTAATGCGTAGTTAGTTTTTGTTGTACTCATGAGAAGTAAATAAAGTATACATTCAGTATAATATATCAAAACGATATAAAAAGCAATAAAAAAATTCATTCATAATTGCCATTCATTATTGACATTCATTATTGACATTCATTATTGATAGTTATTAATTAAAAATTATTTTTTTATTTTTTTTTTTTTTTTTTTTTTTTTTTTTCTTATGAAAAAAATATTTTCAAATTTTAAAAAATTTTGAAAAAAAAATTTTCAAAAAAAAACTCCAGGAATTTCTTACTGGAGTTTTAATTCTAACTTGAATAATTTTTCTAGCTACTTTCTGTTGTAGTATTCAGACTCATAAACAGGTCTTAAACTTTCCCTCCAGAATTTATAATTATGCTTGCAGTTAAAATATTTATTTAAAGCTCTCACTGCATCCGACCTCATAAAACTAGAATCCCTCCCAGTCCTCTCACCTACATATAACATTGAAAAAATTTGAATGAGACAATAGACAGGTATTTCAACCTGTCCGTCTTCAGTGTTAAATGTCTGCACAGTAGCATAAGGATTCTTAATTAAGTATCCATTATCTGTGTTTTTTCCGTTATTAAAAATAACTTCAGTTTTAGTCATTTTTTAAAATCTCCTTGTAATTGTTTAAGTAATTGTTTTGAAAGTTGTTTAAGGTCTTGAATATCTCAAGACCTGTAAAACATATGGAAGTTATCAAGATTAGATAACAAGTTAATTGAATAGTTAATTTCATTTAAGATGTTTCCTTAAAATAGTCCTTATCATTTGAGAGAGATTTTCTTCTCCTAATACGTTTAGTGATTCTGTAACAAGCCTAGAATATAAATCCTTAGGCATTGTTACTTTTACATGTGTCTGTTTTGTGTCGTTAGTCATTGTTTAAATCTCCTCTATAGTATTTTCCATTTTTGGTATAACCAAACATTTTTCTGGACCACTTATTCATACGGTCCAAAAATTCTTTTTCTGTTAAATCTTTTTCTTGTTTCTTTTTTTTAGTCATTACTTTTTAACCTCCTCATTAATGTTTTCTACAAAGTACTTTGCAAGTTCGTCTTGTTTTTCTTCTTCCATTGAATCAATTTTTGAAACACATATTTTGAATAGTTCAATAATTAATTCTTGATCATGAGAGTAAGTAGAACTTAATCTGGTAAGACTTTCTAATAGTTGTTTCTTGATAACTTTTGCATCAAGATCTATTGAAAGTTCTTTTGAATTATTACTTATTTCTAAGTAACAAGAATAAGAACTAAACTTAAAATCTACTTTAAGTTTTTCTGTTCTTAGGGTTTGTCTGTCCTCAGTAGGAAAGAGTGAAATTGAATTGGTCACGATTTGAGAAGTTGATAATTTTTGTTTTTAGTTAGTTATGTATTGTCAGATTTTTTTATAGTAATTTTTTCTAATTGCATAAAAGCAAGTAAGAAAAATGAAACCATAAAAATAATTTAAAATACATAACTATATTTATTATATATCAGAATGATATAAAAGTACAGTAAAGTTACCAGAAAAAAATATATTGAACCTTAAGTAATTTTTATGAACCTATTTGAACTTTTTTGAACCTGCGGAAACTTTTTTGAACTTTCTTGAACTAGCTTAAACTTATTTGAACTTGCCGAAACTATCATGCTCTCTAAGGCACTTCTATGCCCTTCTATGGACTGTTATGAACTTGGGGGGACTGTAAGTAAAAAAAATTTTTTCCAGCCCATCGCGGGGAACTTAAATATATATCGGTTAATTTTTTGGTTCTACTTTTATTGAAAGTTCAGGAGCTTGGATGTTTACGGTTTCCACAGATTCGCCTATAACTTTTCCTAAGCTATCAAGAATTTGAGCAGCAGTTTGAAATTGACCTTTTTTAACAGCTTTATTAAATAAACGGATACGCATTGCTTGAAGTCTAGGCAAAAGATTTTCTCTATCTTTTTCCCAATCTTCGTTATTCCAAACTTTAACTTTATCCCAATCTAACCAAGCGGTAGTTTCGGATATACCTTCTATATTTGCGTGTTCTATTACTAATTGGCGAGTAGTTTTACCTTCAAGTTGTCTAGCGTAAAGTCTTTGAGATCTTTTTAGAACATCTGATATTGAAGATCTAGTTCTTTTTTTAGCTGGTTGTGCGAGAGGATTATTAATTATGTTATCTGGGAAAGCAGAAGAAGCCACGGACTTAATCTTGATAAGGGTTATTACTGAAATAATAACCTAAAAATGTTGAAATAGGCTATAAAGAGGGGGTATAAGATAAAAAAACTGTTATTTTCGGTGTATGACGGCTACAAAACAGCAAGAAATAAGTTTGAGGTATGCGCAGGGGGAGGTATTCAATAGTGATAAAAGATTTCGGGTGTTGGTTGCTGGTAGAAGGTTTGGAAAATCGTATCTTTCTTGTATTGAATTATTGAGAGGAGCTATAAATCGACCTGGGGAGGTGTATTTCTATTGTGCTCCTACTTATAGGATGGCAAAGGATATTGCGTGGAAAGAATTAAAAAGGTTGACTCCGAAAGTATGGATAAAAAGTAAGAATGAGACAGATTTAAGGTTGGAATTAATTAATGGATCGACTATTGAGTTAAAGGGAACAGAAAATGCGATGGCATTGAGGGGTAGAAGTTTAGCTGGTGTTGTTTTAGATGAGGCAGCGTTTATGGATCGAGATGTATGGGCTGAAGTTATAAGACCTGCATTGGCTGATAAACAGGGGTGGGCATTGTTTATTAGCACTCCTGATGGAACTGCCAGTTGGTTTTATGATATGTGGTGTTTTTGTGGTGAACAGGAATGGGATGATTGGCAGAGGTGGAGTTTTACTACGGTTGAAGGGGGTAACGTTGCGAAAGAAGAAGTTGAAGCTGCCAGGTCACAATTAGATGCGAGAACGTTTAGACAGGAATTTGAGGCAAGTTTTGAGAATCTTACTGGTCTGGTCGCTGTTAGCTTCAGTGATGACAATATTGATAAGGAAGTGGAAGACTTACATATGCTGCCTTTGTTGTTGGGTTTAGACTTTAATGTTGACCCTATGGCAGGAATCTGTGCTGTTAAGCATAACGATATGCTTTATGTGTTTGATGAGATTATGTTGACGGGTGGTGCTACCACATGGGATTTTGCTGAAGAAGTTACAAGACGATATGGCGTAGACAGACGAATTATTGCCTGTCCTGACCCTACTGGTAGCGCAAGAAAAACAAGTGGGGTTGGTGCAACGGACCATAATATTCTTAGGCGTAGTGGTTTTACTGTTATGAGTCCTAAATCACCTTGGAAAATTAGAGATAAGATTACTGCTGTTAATACTGCTTTGTATGATGCAAATGGAAATCGAAGAACTTTAATACATCCAAGATGTAAAGAATTGATAAAAGCATTAAGAACACTTACATATGCACCAAATACTGGTTTACCTAATAAAAATTTAGGAGTTGATCACGCGTTTGATGCTTTTGGTTATCTTTGTCTACAGCAATTTAACCTTGCAAAACCAGAGACATTAGGCCAAACTTCGTTTAGAATATACTAAGAGTTTCCTTTTTCCACTATGTACCATTCCACAACAAAGAAGAAGAAAAAGAAAAAGAAGGGAGGCAAGAAGAGAAGTGAATGTTCCTGTAAATAAAGCGTTATACTCTAGGGTAAAAGCAGAGGCAAAACGTAAATTTGCTGTTTATCCTTCTGCTTATGCTAACGCATGGCTTGTGCGAGAGTACAAAAAACGTGGTGGCAAGTACCGAGTGGAGAAAAAACGTGGCAAGAAGTAGTGGCGGTTTAACTCGCTGGTTTAAAGAAAACTGGGTAGATGTCAAAACAGGCAAGCCTTGTGGTCGTTCAAAAGGCGAGAAACGAGGCTATCCAGCTTGCCGACCCAGTAAACGTATCTCAAGTAAGACACCTAAGACAGTAGGAGAAATGACATCTAGTGAAAAAGCACGGTTTAAACGTGAAAAAACTAGCAGTAAGAAGATAACATATCAACATAGACGTAAAAAGAAGAAAAAATAGCTGTAAAAAACGCAGTTTCACGGTAATATAATCATATATATACTTTTTTCTTTGGATTATGGCATTTTTTCGTGGAGAGGAGGGCTCTGTAAATTTTAAGTCTTCATCTGGAACTACCGAAGCTATTGTTTCTACAACTGCTTGGAGTTTTTCTACAACTAGAGATGTAATCGAGTGTACTGCTCATGGAGCAACCCAAAGACGTTATGTACCTAGTTTAGTTACAGCAACAGGTACTATTGACTTTAACTACACAGCAGCATCAGGAAATGAAACTGCTAATTTATTACAAGAAGTTATTGCTGGTGATGGTGAAGATGCTGAATTTGAGTTATTTCTTGGCACATCTGGTGGTAAAAAAATTACATTTAACGGAATTGTTACCAGTATGGACACTGGAACAACAATAGGAGACTTAACAACTGTTAGTTGTGGATTCCAAGCTTCTATGAGCGATCCATCTACTGCTGCTACAGGAATCGTTATTTCTGCATAATGCCAAAAGGTTCTTATTCAGCCAAGCAACGTAAATTAGCTGCTGTTGCTCCACCAAGGGATAAGATTACGGCTGCTGATCTTAAAAAGCTACGTTCTAAGAAAAAAAAGAAAAAAAAGTGAAACTAACTCCTCGCCAAAAAACTTTATTGAGTAAGCACTCTGAACATCATAGTGCAAAACACATGGAGTTTATGAAAAGGCGAATGAGAGCAGGAGATACTTTTACTCAAGCCCATAAAAAGGCCCAAGCAAAGGTGGGAAAATGAAAAAACGTAAAGGAGTAAGTTTAACTTTGGGACGAGGGGAAAAGTCTCGCAAAGGAGGGCTTACTGCAAAGGGTAGAGCAAAATATAATCGTGCCACTGGTAGTAATTTAAAAGCACCTGTTACCAAAAAATCAGGTCTTACCGAAGCAGAAAAAAAAAGAAGAAAAAGTTTTTGTGCAAGAATGTCGGGTATGCCAGGTCCATTAAAAGATAAAAAAGGA